ACGAAGGTGTATTTGAAAAACCAAGAGCAACAGGTAAAGACAGTGGCACAGGGTACTTATATGTGCATGAAGACTCTGACGATGATGATGGATCACCTATGGATAATGTTTTTATAGAGTCAGGCGATATAGATATAGAAGATGGAGACAGTTTTGGTTTTGTTAGCAGAATTATTCCTGATGTAAAGTTTTTTGGCTCGTCTGCATCTGGTGGTCAAATAAACTTTGTTCTTAAAACTCGTAACTTTCCGGGCGATACTTTAACCACTAATTCAACAAACGATGTCACTAGCTCTACGCAACAAAATTTTACACGTGCTAGAGGCAGACAGCTAGTTCTTAGAGTTCAATCTGATGATGACGCAGCCACAGGTGTGCGAACAGGTTTTAAATGGAGACTAGGCTCTAGTAGAATAGACGTTAAAACAGATGGTAGAAGGTAGTGGCTAAACTACTTGAAACAAGACTACCTCAAGCAAATGGCCAAGTAGAAGCAAATACTTTTAACCGATTAATTAGAATACTTGAAATAAACTTAGGTAAATTTGATCCAAACTCTACGCCACAGTTTAGCGATTCTGAAATATCATCTTTAAATTTTAATGCTGGTGATGTAATATGGAATACATCTATTGATGTTTTACAGGTTTATACTGGCAATCAATGGATACAGTTACACACTCCAAGCAACGCACAAGGCTTTGAGATGACTGCATCAGTAGGATCACTCTCTGTTAAAACCAACGGAGACATATCCATCAATATAACTGCAAATTAAATATGAAAAAATTATCTGAAGGAAATAAAGGGATACAGGCACTAGCAAAAGAAAACCCTGCCTTAGTAGAAGACAAGTTTGGTTATGACGTGCCAGGCTATTTTATGGGTGGTATGCCAGGTGTTGATGAAGCTGTTGACGAAGCTCAAGAAGATTTAAACGATTTTATTTATGACTTTGAAGATGACGGTGGAATAGATGCAGGCACCAAAGACCCTAGTGAAATAGCAAAAATAATTGCAAAAAGAAAAACACCATCAGAAAAAATAGAGGTATTAGGGCAAATGCTTTCAATGATAGGAGAGTCATCAGACTTTACTCCTTTGGTAAAACCGGGAAAAATTGCAGGAATAGAAGCAATCATACCTAAGATAAGAAGACCAGAAATAATGCCACAAGGTTTTAAAAGAGGCGGTATGCCTGGCGGTATAGGAATGTATGAAAGAGATTTTATCTTTGATGATTTTGATATAAACGATTACATAAAAAATATTTTAGGTGGAGATACAACACCAGAACTAACAGAAGAACAAATAGCAGAACAACAAGCACAACAAGCAGCCATGAGATTAGCAAGAGGATATGGTGCATTTGGATCTACAGGTGGTAGTAGGTATAGTGGAACCACTCCAGGTGCAGATATAACTATAAATGCACGATCAGAAAACCCTGCTGTTTACAAATTTTACCCTAGTGAAGTCTCAAAACTTTACTCTCAAATAAAAGGCGTGCCATTCTCTCCCCTGGTGGCACCGCCTAAAGAGGCAACCTTTATTGATGATCTACAGCCAAGAAGAATTACAAGTCAACTGTATGCTAAAGACGGTAAATTTGTAGATAGAAGTGAATTAATTACAGGCCCTGGTGGAGAGCGAGGCGACAAAATACCAGCCATGTTAAGTGATGGAGAGTTTGTTGTAAACGCTGCTGCTGTAAGAGGTATAGGTTTACAGGCTGGTGCAAACCCAGAAGACGAATACGAACAAAGATTACTCGGAGCTCGTAAAATGTACGAAATGCAAAAAATTGGAGAAGATTTTGCTAACAAGCTGACATGAGTTTAGTATTAGAAACTGTAGTTCCTAGTGCTGAAAATGGTAAAAAGATTGCAAAATTTTTATCTGAAAATTTTTGGACAGAGCACTCTTTATCAGGAGATCAGTCTCCTGAAATAGATTGGTCAAGGGCTTCTGCTCACATAAATCATTTTATGTTTGAGGGTATTGTGTATAATGTGAGTGATGGCGATAAAATCGTAGGTAGTATAGCTGTCGCACCTGATAAACATTGGTGGTCAGCAGAAGAATATGTAGGAGATGGATGGTTTTTTGTTTTACCTAAATACAGAAACCTAAAAGATCAAACATCGCCTTCACATCTTTTAATAGATGCAGTTATAGATTATGCTAATAAACTAGAAAAGCCTTTAATAATGGGCGTGTTTAACATACATGGAGTTGAACGAGCTAAAAAATTATTTAATAAAAAAGGCTTCCACCAAATAGGTGGTATGTATTATAGGAATTAATTAAATATGTGTCTTAGTAAAACAAAATCAGCACCACCAGCAGATATTATAACCACTCCTCAAACTGGTTATTCTTTTGTATCTCCTTATATTGAAGACTATTCAAGAAGAATATTATCTTCTTATTTTGGATCGCCTGGTGAATATGAAGGTTTAATATCAAGACCTAGAGATATACCTATAGAACAAACAGCAGGTCTTACACCACTGCAAATACAAGCACGACAAGCCTCACAAGGTTTAGGTCAATTTATGCCTTTTATAGATCAAGCTAGAGGCATGATAGAAGAAGGTGCTGGAACTGTATCAGGTGGTATAGGTGCATTACAAAGAGCAGAACAAAGTGGCATAGGTGCAACTCAAATGTTTGATCCTAGCAGTGCATCAATGTTTTATGATCCATACGAAGATCAAGTAGTGCAACAAACACTCCAAGATATAAATAGAGCAGCAGCACAACAAGACATAGGATTGCGTGACAGAGCTATAAGCCAAGGTGCGTTCGGTGGATCAAGAGGCAGAATAGCCCAAGAAGAACTAGCAAGACAAACAGGCAGAGGTGCAGCTGAAGCTGTAGGTGCACTTAGAAGTCAAGGTTTTGGTAGAGCACAAGACGCTGCCATGAGATCTTTTGAGGCACAACAAGGCAGACAGGCTGGACTTGCAAGCTTACAATCAGGATTAGCTGGTCAACAAGCAGCTTTGGGTGGACAGCAAGCGGCCTTAGGCCAAGGTATTGCAAGCCTAGGGCAACAAGGTCAAGGCATGTTAGGAAGTCAAATTAATTTACTAAACCAACTTGGAGCTCAAGGACAAGCTACACAACAAGCCGCACTATCAAGACAGTTTGGTGCAGCACAACAGCTTGCTCAAGAACCATTACAAAGATTACAAACTGGTCAAGCATTACTTGCTGGATCACCAATGGGAGGTATCTCTGGTGGTACTGGTACGAGTGCATATCAACGTGGTGTCTATCAACAACCAACAGCACTAGGACAAGCAGTGGGTGCTGCTGGAACTATTATGACTGGGCTTGGAGCCATGGGTATTAAGTCTGACATTGATTTAAAAGAAAACATTACAAAAATAGGTGAGCTTGAGCCAGGTATCGGTTGGTACACATGGGATTGGAATGATAAAGGTAGGGCTATAGGTGTTGAATCAGAGCCAAGCGAGGGTGTGTTAGCTCAAGAAGTATTAGAAGTTAAACCAGATGCAGTAGTAGTTAAAGACGGATACTACGCTGTTGACTACGCTAAGGTATTGTAGTGCAAGGAATAATGTCTGGGCTAGAGCCTGTAGAATTAAAGAAAGGCGGCTTTCCTGATCTAAGTGGTGACGGCAAAGTAACTCAAAAAGATATTCTTATGGGTAGAGGAGTTATTGAAAAAGCTGATGGCGGCATAGCTGCTTATGCAAACGGTGGTGATGCAGACACAAAACTTTTTGGTAAAGATGGATTATTATTTGATCCCACTAATCCCTTAGATTATATAATGGCAGTGCCTGGTGTTGGATTAGCAGGTGCAGGTATAAAAGCTTTAATGGTTGGTAACAGACTACGTAAAGCTAAAAAAGCTTTAGAGCCAGTAGCAAAACTTAGCAACCCAACTACAAACGTAGCTGGACTAACTGCATTGGGAGTTGACTTAGGAACTGATCCAGAAATACAAGATATGTTTAAGTCACAAAGTTATAGTGAAATGTATGAGCCCGGAGTAGCTTATGAGTATGAAGGTGGTTACTTTGAATACGATCCTAATGATGATGAAATTTATGTATTAGATGACATACCTGAAGGATACAGAATAGAGAAATAATTATGGCAAAGGTAAAAAAAGAAGCAGCTAAAGGTATATTAAGTTTTTTAAATAGACTTAGACCAAAACCTAAACCAAAAGTTAGATCAAAAGATATTACAAAACAAAAGCCTAAACAAAACGTTATGCCAGAAGAATTTTCTGTTCCAATTCGTTTTGGTAGAGACATAACAGCAAAAAGTTTAAGAGCTCTTGGCGGTGGTAGTGCTGGGAAAGGAGCAATAAGAGCAGGTGTTTATGGCACAGGACTTGGTCTTGGAGCTAAAGCTTTGTTTGGTGATGATGAAGATTCAGAGCCTAAAAGACGTGTGATTACTCCTGAAGAATCAACAGAAATAGAAACCTCAGATAAACTAGGAGACATACTTAGAGAAAGAACTATGACTATAGCTGCTGAATCAGGTAGAGCAACACCTGTATTCTTTGACTATGTAAAAGCTTTTCCATCTAGTTATATGGAAAAAGTAGACAAAGATCCTGAGTTTGCAAAACAAATGATGGCAGGATTTCTAGCAATGATGAAACCTGTTGCTGGGCCTGTGCCTGTAAATCCATTCGTAGCTTTTGGCGAGGCTGCAATGGCAGAGGGAGTAAGACAAGAGGGTGAAATACCAGATCAACTTAAACTAATAGAAACTATAAGCCAAGACCCAGAACTATTAAAGGCTTACAAAAGATTCCAAAGAGAATCTACACCAACGCCAATAACTCAAAGACAAGCTGACGCTGCTGCAATAGAAAACATAGTAAAAGAAGAATTATATGGTAAAAAATATAAAGACAAAGATCAGGTGTTTAATATAGAAACTGGTCTTCCAATGAGCTCGTCTGCTCTATTAGAACTGTATTATGATAGTGGTGAAAACTTAAGCGTATTGTTGGAAAAAGTTGCAGCCTCAGACGATTAATCATGCCAACCATTAAGCTACCAGATGGCACAAACCTTTTTGTTCAAAGTAGCAATCCAGAAGATATAGAGATAGCTAAACAAAGATTTCAAAAAAGAAAAGCATCAGGAGGATCATCTGGTTCTCTTATAGGAGATATAGGTAGAGGCATAGGTGCTGGTGTTGTTTCTATACCACAAGGTATTGCTACCTTACCAACCACAGGTATTGATCTGCTATTTGATACAAATGTTACAGAGGATGTAAACGCATTTTTTGAAGAGTTTAAACCTGAAGTCGATAGCACTGCTGGTAAAACAGCACAACTCATAACACAATTTGGTTTGCCAGGTTTGAGAGCAGCAAGTGCATTATCTAAATTAAGCAAAGGTAAACAGTTAGCTGGAGTTGCCGCAGTAGACGCAGCAGTAGCAACAGATGATGTTGAAACATTTGCAGACATGATTTTTGATGATGAGTCAGATGAAGAAAGGTTGCAAAAGCTTGAGGGTAGAGACGCTGCTACTGAAAGATTAAAAGAAAGACTACAAGTTTTTGGAGAAACAGCAGCTTTTGTGTATGCAACTCCTAAAATTGTAGGTGGTGCTGTTAAAACAGCAGGTGCTGGATTAGATTTAGCCGCACCTTATTTAAGTGCTTTAGCAAAAGCCACTATAAAAGATGGCTCTGAAGGTGTTGCTGCGGCAGCAAGAGCAGACAGAGGCATAAGAGATTTTTTAAGAAAAAACTTTACTTACGGTGGTGCTTTTGAACAGACTGCAAAAAACAATAAAGTCATAGCAGATGCTATGCAAGCCAAAATGTTATACGCCTCTACTCTTGAAAGAGAGGTTATTGATAACATGGAAAAGATCAGAAAAACAATGGAAGACGCATCTACAATCGGTGGCAAACTAACAGATAAAGATGCCTTAGAACTTACCAAAGCCATATCAGCGTATCGAACACCTTTGTTAGTCGTAGAAAGACAGTACCCAAATTTAAAAAGCGGTGCAAAGAAAAAATCAATAATGAAAAGAATTAGAGAGGACGCACTTAAAAAAATAAAAAGCTTTGAAGGATCAGGAAATAAAATAGATTACGAAAGTTTGGGTGTTAATACTAATAACCATATATCTAAATTATTAGAAGAAAACAATGGCTTATTTAGACAAGAACAACAAATGATGTTAGAACTCAGCGATCCTAAAGCAGCTGTAACTTCTTTACTAATACCAAAACAATTTAGAAAAGCTATAGAGGATAACATTGGATATTACGGAACAACTATATACAGATCAATTCTTGAAAAAGGTTATGAAGTTCCTAAACAATTAAAAGATAAGGCTGTAAAGCAAATAAAAGAAGCTTTTAAAACAGATGACAATACTGCAAGAGATATATTTTCAAAATTAATTAAAGGATCTCAAGGTGGACAAAAATATGAAACACCTGAAATGTTTGTAGAAAATATTAAGTTTGGATTATTACAAGGCAAAGACTTAAAAAACCTACCTGCCGTTAGAGAGGCTATGGGTGAGGTTACACCTTTAAGTTATAAAAATCCTAGTGATTGGAGAAAAGCTTTGAAAGACGAAGCAACTGCAACAGCAGCTACCATGTCCAAACTAGGTTCTCTTGTTGGTAGTTCTAAAACTTTTGCTACTATAAGACAGTTAAACGATGATGCAATTAGACTAGGATCAACTCCATTTTTAAAAACTGCTAATGATTTTGGAGGACAACTTCCAAGAGAGGCAAAAAGAATAGACCCCAAAACAGGTAAGCCAGAAACATATAAATTAGGGCCTTTAAAAGGTGAAGAAAAACCTGCACCAGTTAAACAAACTCTTTTTCTTGATGATGCTGACGGCAATCCAGTTGAGTATGTAAAGTTTGGCAAAGAGTCAGGTGCATTAATGGACACCTATGCACCTAGAGTTTTCTTTGATGCAGTTACAGGAGCACAAAAAGATTTTATATCTGTAATGCCAGTGCCAATTAAAAAACTATATCAAGGATTATTAGGACTAAAATCTTTTGCACAATACGGTAAAACAATACTAGGGCCAACAGCACAAATAAGAAACAACACCAGTGTGCCTTTCATGGCACTTATGAATGCTAACCTTGGTCCGTCTGGTAATTTTATGAACAACTTTAAAATGGCTTTTGCTGGTGCTCTTGATCCAAGACAAAAAACTAAATTTACAAAAGAAGTTAAAGAAGCATCAGAGTACGGTCTTATGGTGGGCAGAGGTACTCAGTTGCAAGAGATAGCTGATGTTGCTACTTTTGCTACTGATGATAGTTCTTTGTTGTTAAAACTTAAATCAACTGGTGTTGGAGATACAATCAACAGGATAAAAGGTGTACCAGAAAAAATATATACAGGATCAGATAACGCAGCCAGGTTAATAAATTGGAGTGGTGAACAATCTAAACTAACCAAAGTAATAGCTAAATCATCTGATGATTCTATGATGCCTGTAGCTTCTGCTAGAAATATGACTGACTCAGACATAGCAAAACTAATTACGGTAGATAAAGACATGGGTGCTGTAGTAAATGTAGGTCAATTAAAAAGAGCAGGTGACAAAGTTTTAGATAAATTTATAAAAGGAGAGGCAGCTGACATAGCTTTAAATGTAACTCCTACTTATTCGAGAGTTCCTAGAGTAGTAAAAGAATTAAAATACATACCATTTATAGGTAACTTTACAGCTTTCCCTGCTGAAATAATAAGAAACACTGGCAATACTTTATCAAGAGCTGTAAAAGAATTAGCTAGCAATAATACTGAATTACAAAAAATAGGAGCTAGAAGAATAGCAGGCGGTTTAACCGCAACCATTGGTGTGCCCTCTGCACTTACGGCTACAGCGTTAGCACTAACAGGTGCAGAACAAGAACAAGTAGACGCATACAAAAGATCATTTGCTGCACCTTGGGAAAAAAATGCAACTATGATACCAACAGGTACAGACTCTAAAGGCAACATAACTGGTTTTTATAATTTTAGTTACACCAATCCTTATGATTACTTACAAAGACCATTTAAGGCAGTATCCAATGCCATAGCTAATGGTAATAGAAATGAAGCTAGTTTAATAAGCATAGCTAATAATGCTTTATACGATTCGATATACGGAGAGTTATTAGATCCATTTGTATCAGGCAGTATAGGTGCGGCAGCAATTCAAGAGTCTATTGAAGGCAAGACTGCTACAGGAAAAATTATATGGAATGAGTCAGATATGTTAGGAGAAAAATACTATAAAGGAATGTTACATACTTTAAATGCAGTGGCACCGACTGCTACCCCATTTAGAATAGAAGTAGATGCAGAGGGAACTCAAATAGTTCCTAAAGATTTTACAACTGCGGCAGCTTCTTTGTTTACAGGAGAAGATGGCACAATAAGTCCTAGAGGTAAAGAGATAGATGTAGCAGAAACTTTAGTATCTGCTTTTTCTGGTATTAAAATAGCAAAACCACAAATACAGAGATCGTTATATTACAAAGCAGCAGAATCTAAACGAGCTATTAGGGAAACAACCAATGAATTTAATAGATTGCTTAGATCAAACAACAGAAGAGACGCAGAAGATTTTGTTAAAGGATATATTAATACTAATGAGAGTAGATATAACTCATTAAGAACTCTTTACACAGCCATAGAAGATGCAAGAACTCTAGGCTTGGCTGACTACGAAATAGATGAACAATTAAAAATTGCAAAAGTTGCAAACAGAGATTTGGTTATGTTAGGTATATTTAAACCTAGCGAGATCAATCCAGATGTGCTTCAGTTTGCTATACAAGGCACAAAAACTAAATCACCACAACCTGTTCCTGTTGGTGAATTAGCCGTAACTGGTGCAGATCTAACCGGGCAATCTTTAAGAGGTCAATTTATACCACCACAAACTAGAGCATCTAGTGTGCTAAGACAAGAAGAAATAGATAAGTTATTTGGTGGCACCTAAAAAGGCACGCCTGTTTCAACCCAAGGCCTTATACTAGATATTGTTCCATTCAAAAGCTTTCTAACATTCTCACACTGAACGATCAGTTCTTTTGGAAAGTTGCTATTGACTATCTCTATCAGCTCCTCACTAGAATAAAAGTTATCTCCTGTAGATTGTTTGTCTTTGGCTACATTGACAAACCTAAAGTCATCTTTCTCATAAACCACAAAGGTATCATCAACTTGTAATACTTTAGCTGGTATTAGTTCAGGTATGTAGTTGTGATCTGCACAGCCTGTGACTTGTTTTTCTTTGCTTATCACTTTGTTCCACGTGGAACAAATCCACTCGCCTGTTTCAATATCTGGATTAGAAAAACGACAAGACCTACAATGTAGTTTCTCAGGCAAAGACCTACCAAGATATGCGGCCTGTTGTTTCTTTGACATGTAACTGCGTATCCTGTAGTCAGTTAACGGTATGTTATTGTCTGGTGGTGTCTTAGTCTTTAGTATGTTTTCAGCTTTGTCCATAAACATTTCAAACTTTAAGTAATCAAAGTCTATGATCTCTGTGTATAGAGCAGAGTTGTTCTTGTTATAAACAATAGCTATGCAATGATCTAGTTTAAACAAGCCCATATACAAATGAATCTGTGCGTCATACTCCTCTGACCAATTACAATAGCTACCTAGTTTTTGTAGCTTGTTAAAACGATTGTCGTTAGCTGTCTTGAACTCTAGTAAGTATGGCTTGTTTGGTTTGAGCCCTGGTAAATTCTTAGCCACACCGTCTATGTGTCCTTTCAAATGGCCACCGAATGCTTTGGTTTCAAACTGTCTGCCGTCCTTTCTTACATCGTAGATAGTTGCACCTGGTATCTTGCGTAGCTTTTCGATTAAGTGATCCTCTACTACATTACCTAAGTCTAGCAACCTAAGAACTCTTGGCTCCCATTCATCAGGCATGAGCCAGCGGTATCGCATCCAAAGGAGCCTTTGATTAGGATTACCGATACCACTGATGCCCAAATAAAATCTTCGTGGTTGTTTGTTGTTTGTTTCTACTTCATCAAGTAGATGATTGATTGTCACAACATTATCTCCTTATTTTGTTTTGTTTTGATCCCTATAACATTCTCATACTTGCCCTGCTTTTGTAAGACAATTTCTGATATGTTTTCAAAGGCACCACTATTA